ATCGTCATGTACTAGGTCATTAGGGAACTGGAAGAGTTCATCTAAGAACTTCATGTTCCACTCTCCCTTGTTCAGAGAGATTACTCCGTTCTCAAACCGACCCTGCAAAGACCACATAATCCTGTCAGTCTTCTTTCTGTTTCCGTGTGATAGTTCATCAACCCGGAAGAATGTCTGGTACTTCCTCATCAAGTCGCTCAGAGGGGACATCACAGCCTGTCTGGCAATACCCTTCTCTATCCCTACTGATACAGGTTTGTAGTCTCTTACAGCCTGTAGTATCTTCTCAGCGGTGGTGTTTAAGTCCCACCTGCCTGTAATGATATTGGCTATCCACCAGTTACCATCATCCTGAACTTTAACTACCGCAATAGCTGTTGAGTCCAGCTTAGTATTCTTTGTTCGTTTCTTGCCGACCTCTTCAAAGCCAGCCATGTCTATCGCTATGTAATACTCACCACCATCAGGCTCAGACTCTTCATAGCGTATCCATTCCTCCTTGAACATCTCAGAACCCATCGCTTCAAAGGAAGCCATGAACTCCTGCCTGAAGGCATAAGAGGACATAGACCGTTTAGCTCTGTCTATCTCAGTGGGGTCTATGAGGTTGTTGTCGTAGCTGGTGAAGTGCCAAGACTTAAAGTCTTCGTCATCTCCTAACTCTGCGTACTTGTAAAGCTCATAGAAGTGATTACGCCCCATCGGTGTTCCAATGAACAGAGCCGAACCCTTCTGGTCAGCTAGTGCAGGACGTAGTATCTGCTCCCACACCTCTGGCTTCATATCAGCGTACTCGTCCATAACCAAGAACTTTAGCGAGACACCACGCATAGTCTCTGGACGGTCTGCTCCCTTCAGTGAAATAGTGGCTCCGTTAATGAGCTTTATCTGAAGGTTGTTGATATGACTCCCTGCTATGACTGGATGTCCCAGCTCCAGCAGTGTCTGCCACATAATGTCACGAGCTTGTCCCTGGGTGGGGGCTACATAAAAGACATGACCTCTTTCAGCTTGCAGTGCATTGATGATTAACATCCACGCAGCTAGGCGAGATTTACCTGTTCGTCTACCAGCAGCTATTACCTTGAATCGGGCTTCGTCATTAAAGACTATCTTTTGCCAGTCAAGTAGCTGGACATTTAATTCTGTCACAAGAAAAGAATAAGTGTTACCACTACAGCGTAAGCAGTCAGGCCAACAGCCGTACCGCCCAGCTTAACATTGTCAACAGAAGCGACCTTTACGCCAATCTTCTCTGCAATAACTTCTAATTTACTAAGTATTTTTTCCATTGTTTTACTCGTATAGTCTATTTGGAAAGTACAATCAGAGCTAATTTACCCCTAATCCTATTCACGATTGAGAGATTGTTGGGAAGTGTTAGTTAATTGTACGTCCAAATAACAGGTGTTGTTGTTCTTATGTCTACATGGACAAAGGTGTCAGCAATACCAATACCCGTAAATCCTATAGTCATGGCGTTCTGAACTATCTTGTACTTTAAATCGCCAGACAGAGCCTGTATATCAGCCGCTATGCCTTGAGCATGAGTACCCGGAGTGTCCTTCTTGGCCTCTATGGGGTGGTCAGCAGAGCGATACCCAGAGGTAATCACAAAGGGAAAGCCACACAAGTACCGTAACTGGTCTATCTTCTGAAGAAACGAGTCTTTCATCTCGTTCTCACCGCTGTACTGACAGTTAAACTCGTCTATAGTGAAGTATTTAAGGTCAATCATCGGTCTCTATGAACTCGGCTTCTATAGGCTCTGGTTCTACTTTAGCTTCACCAACGCCAGATATAGTAATACTTATAGAACTCTTACCACCCCCAACCTTATCCTTATCAAAGTAAGACAAAGGCAGCATTCTATCCATTAAGAGTTTCCAAGCCGCAGCCTGATTCTTATGGTCATCGTCCAAGGCGGCGTTTAGGATACAATCCATGACCTTCTTGGACTTAGGTGAGGCTAAGAGTCTAGCTTTGAACTCGTTTATAGCAGCAGCGTCACCGGGAGGTCTACCTCTAAGACCTCTATTACCCTTCTTTTTTGATTCTACAAGAGCCTTTTTGGGTCTTCCAATCTTTTTAACGCTTTCTTTATTACTCATTAGACTCTTGAGATTATCATTCTAGCTTAGTTTCTAGAATGGTCTTAGATGTTATTAGTTGGTAATAGCTAAAATGTTCTAGTACTTGCTAATTATTTCTTAATAGTACTAATATTATACCACACTTTTTTAGATTTGTCAAGTCTTTTTTAGTATTAATTCTATGGGTGGGTAATCCTCTAAGGACTAGGCGCACTTTCCAGACCCTTTAGCAGAGGACGAGGCACGGATTCTACAGCATAGCTTTCTCTTTAGTTATCAAGGCGTTAGGTTACATAGACCTACTATGAATTAACTCCCTATTTTACTCTTTTTTGTATCGTGTTTTCCCAGTTTACTCTTTTTTGTATCTGGGTTGGTACATATAGTAAACGTCCGAGACAGCTCCCCTCCCCGTCCCTCTTTAGACCTGCACCTGTCTTTGTGTCACTGCATAGTCACTGGCACAGCATAGGCTCGGCATATACTGACTAGCTGGTCAGTTATGACTCGTGAGTCAGTCTAAACAGGCGAGTGTGAGTGTCTAGGTAGTACCACATAGAAAACGAAACAGCAATCGATACAGACTAGCATATAGTAGAAGCAAGAATGCTATTGGTTAAAAAATGTACAACATTCAAAAAAGATGAAAATAATTGTTGACAGCCTATACAGCCAGTCTATACAGTCTGCCTATACAGTTAATTATGACTGTAATACATGAGGAGATAACTAGATGACCATTACCTATAAAGAGTTTAACGAGTACATTGACAGCCTAGCAGGCGATTACTGCGAAGAAAATTATGATGATTTTAGTGATTACTGTCACGAATGTGCAGATAGTAGTGAATTTTCTATTTATTACGGTTGTGCTTGGGCATTGGTGAACATGATAAGAATGGCTGATTATTCGATATTAGAAGATGCTGAAATTGCCATATCTGATTACATTGGGGAATTGTCTATAAATACCATAATGACCAAACTAGCTTATGAGTGTATCTATCAACAACTCTCACTGGCTATTCAAGAAAAGATGAAGTTAAACTGAGGAGAAAACTAATGAAATTAGTGTCAAAATTCAATGATGACTGGGCATTATATGCTATTGAGGCAGGGGAAGAATCGCCAATGGAAAATCATCTATCGGGAGAGATAGCGGTTGATGATGAGAATAAAAGATTTTATATGCATGAGATTTTCATTGTGTGCTATGGTACTGAATCCGTGATTAAATCGTGCAACCAATATCAAAATAAAATATAACAGAGGAGCAATAACAATGGCAACACGAGCAACATATAAATTTCACAATACCGAGCTGATACCTAGCGCCACAGTGTATATTCACTGGGACGGGCATCCTAAAGGCGCGGCTCATTATATAGCGAAGGCGATAGGCTACGATGGAGGTTATGTGCAGGGAGAGGAGCTGACCATCGAGCGATTTATAAGAGCCAATAAGGATGCCGAACTTACACAGGGACATTCGTCACATGAAGACACAGCGTACCGCTACAACTTTTACAGTACAGGTGAGATGAGCGTGAGTAAGCGTATTATCGAGCGCGTGGGCGATGAGTACAAGGAGCAGTGGCACTTGATGTTTGCAGGGGCTATTGGTAGGTTCTTAGCAGACAACTTCAAAAGAGACAACTATAAACCATGCACAACGGAGGATTGTCACTGCTGGTGTTGTGGTAAGACTGATAGATGGTACGCAACAACGGATGAGCATACTGGGGACGGGATTATCTGGTGCGATTTTTGCGGTTCAGAAACCGAGCTGGTAAATTCCGAATATCCATTTTTAAATCAGCCTGAGTATTCATAAAGTAACAGAGGAGTAATACTATGGAAACAAAACTAACAGTAAGAAAAGAAAGTGCCTGGGGCAATGTGCGCATAGTGCCAGTGTGTAAGACTTCAAAGCTACTCGCACAACTAGCAGGGACTAAAACATTAACTGATGAGGCGGTACGCATAGCAAAAGAGCTAGGCTATACATTCGAGCTAGAACGGGAGGAAATATGATGAGGTGCTGTAGTATTTGCGGAGTACCAATGACTGAGGAGCAAGACCCTTACGGTACTGGAGACTGGTGCTTTGTACTGTATGAACCTAACTGTAATTGCCCTGATGGGGAAACTGAGGAGATGGAGGAGGACTATGATGAGTAATGACGAGTTATTTGAGTGTGTTACCGATGCGCTTGGTAAAGCAGTAGACGGTGACGTTCTTACGGTTGATATGATGG